AAAGGAGCAAACAATGACATTTAATTTGTCACCGTTATTTAATTCACTTACAGTAGGATTTGATTCTATGTTTGATGAATTATCAAAAATTCCAACTTCAACTTTTCCACCATATAATATAGAAAAGCTAGAAGATGGTAAATATAAAATTACTTTCGCAGTTGCAGGATTTACTAAAAAAGATGTAGAAGTATCTTGCAAAGATAACACTTTAAAAGTATCAGGCAAAGTACAATTTCCAAAAGAAGCTGATTACTTATATAAAGGTATTGCAGAAAGAGCATTTAACCAAGCATTTAAATTAGCAGATTACACAAGTGTAGTTAAAGCCGAAATGAATGATGGTCTTTTAAATATCGAACTGGAACAAAAGTTACCAGAAGATAAAAAAGAAAAAAAGTTTAATATAAATTAATTAACTTTAGAATCCCAGTAACTACATGTCAACAACTTACTTGACGTTAACAAATAGAGCTTTAAGAGAGCTTAATGAAACCGAACTAACTAGTGCAAATTTTGCTACTAGTAGAGGTGTTCAAACTGCCATGAAAGATTTTATTAATAAAGCTATTCATGACATTTATAATGATGCAGGTGAGTTGCCAGTGTTGTTTTCACAAAAAAATGAAACAACAAATGTTGGAGTGCAAGAGTATACATTACCAAATGACATGAGAAAAGTTGACTGGGATTCTTTTTTTTTAAAACCAGGTGAGTTAATTACTAATTCAGAATTTACAACAAACATATCCAACTGGACTACATTATCTGGCTCACCAAGTTATGTAAGTACAGAAAATGGAAGATGTAGATTAAATAATTCTGCGATATATCAAGCAATATCTACAGTTAAAAGTAGATCATATAGAATTCATGTTAGATTAAAGGATCCAGATTCATCTGGTTCAACTTTAAAAATACAAGTTGGTACATCTGCTGGAGATACAACTAATTTAAACACAACACTTTCTGTAAGTAATTTTGGAGAAGGTAGGGTATTAAGTACATTATTTACTGCAACAGGTCAAGAAACTTATATTACTCTTGATAATGATGATGCAACAAATTTAGAAGTTGATTATGTAAGAGTTTCTGATAATCAATTAACTTTAAGAAAATTAGATTTTATAACTTATAATGATTGGTTAGAATCATATAAAGAAACAGATGTTGTTAATGATGATGGTTCTTATGGTATACCTGTATATGTATATAGAAAACCTAATTACACATCTTTTGGTTTAAGTCCAATTCCAGATAGAAGTGATTACATTATACAATATGATTATTATACAACTCATACAGATTTATCAGCATACACAGATACTATATCTTTACCAGATAGATTTTCACCATTAATAGTTGATAGAGCAAAATATTATACATATATGCTAAGATCAGATCCACAACATGCAACTTTAGCAGAAAGAGATTATAAAGAAAAATTAAGATTATTAAGAGTAGACTATGCCTCATCTCAAGAATATATGAGAGACTCTAGAATTATATCTGGCAGTTTAAATATAACAGTAGCATAAATAATGAAAATAAATAAAAATAATAAAAATTATGCTAATGAATATGATAAGTATTTTGATATTACAGAATCAGATTCTAATATAGTTGTAGATCCTTTAGAAATACTACCTAAAAATTTTGAAGATGATATGCCATTTGCCCCACACCCATCAACAGAGCAAAATAAAATTAGACAACTAGAAATAAAAAACATAAATACAAAAGAAGAATATGCAATGGCTAAAAAACCAAAAATTGAAAAAGAAAAGTCTAAAACAAATAAAGAAATAAAAGAAGAAAGATTAAAAGAATTAAAAAAAGAACTTAAAATAAAGGAATAGCTATGAAAATAGATAAAAATATAAAAAATTATAGCAATGATTATGATAAATATTCAGAAATTAATGAATCTTTAGAAAAAAAAGAACCTGAATATTCAGAAGTTGCTGAAGTTGTAATTAAAATTGGAGAAGCACCAGCTAATAGAGTAAAAGCTGCAAAAGCAATTCAAACTAATGATGTAAAAACTTTAGAAGGAATGACTTTAGGTGATGTTGCAACTCCTGCAGAATTAGAGTTATTAAAAGATAAAGATAAAAAAAAACCATAATTTAAATGCCTACAACAGATTTAATATCACCATTTGTTGTTAGCTGTGCTGGTGGATTAGTTCTTAACAAGGACGTTTTTTCTATGCAGCCTGGTGAAGCATTGCAACTTCAAAATTTTGAACCAGATATTGCAGGTGGATATAGAAGAATTAATGGTACTACAAAATTTAATTCTAATATAGTTCCACAAGTAGCAGCACCAACTGAAAGAGTTGTAATGAGTGCTATATTTAATGGTCAAATATATGCTGCTAGAGGCGGTAGTATTCATAGAGCTGGCACAACTGGATCATGGACTTCTGTTACAACTGGACTTACTACTCCTACAATAAATTATACACATAGAATTTTAAATTTTGATGGTACTGAAAAAATAGTTATTTGTACTGGTGTTGATCAATATGCAAGATCAATTAATACATCCAATAGTGTTGTAACTATTAATGCAACTAATGCACCGCAGTATCCTAAATTTGTAGAAGTATTTAGAGACCATGTATTTTATGCTGGAATGTCAGGTAGTCCACAAGAAATTATATTTTCAGAACCATTTAATGAAGATGGATTTTTAATTGCAAATGGTGCTGGTACATTTAAAGTAGATAGCACAGTTGTTGGATTAAAAGTATTTAGGGATGTATTATATATATTTTGTGCTGATAAAATTTATAAATTAGCAGGATCATCGGCATCAGATTTTGTAATGCAACCTGTTACAAGACAAATTGGTTGTTTAGATGGTAGTTCTATTCAAGAAATAGGTGGAGATATTATTTATTTATCACCAGATGGACTTAGAACAATTGCTGGTACAGATAAAATTGGTGACGTAGAATTAGGATCAGTATCAAGACAAATTCAATCAAGAATTAATTCTATTACATTTGATAATATTACTTCTTTAGTTATAAGAGATAAATCACAGTACAGATTATTTTATCCAGGAACTACACAAGCAGAACAATCTGCAAAAGGAATTATAGCAGTGTTTAAATTAAATCAAAACACTGGAGGAATTGGTTTTGAATATTCAGATATAGTTGGAATCAAGCCATCATCTACAGATTCTAATTTTATAACATCAGGAAATGAAATTTCAATTTATGGTGGTTATGATGGTTATGTATATAAATTTGATGTAGGTAATGTAATTACAAGAGCATCATCTACAAGTAATATTATTGCTACCTATCGTTCTCCAGATATGACAATGGGAGATCCTGGCGTAAGAAAAAATATGCAAAGGGTTAATTTAAATTATAAAGGAGAAGGTCAAAATGTTGATGCTGAATTATCACTACGATATAATTATGATGATGTTAATTCTCCACAACCTACAAAAATAGATATTACAGCAGCTGGAGGAGCATCTGTTTATGGATCAGCACAATATGGTACTCCAACTTATGGAGCATCAGGAGTGCCTTTAATAAGACAATCAGTAGAAGGTTCTGGATTTGCTGTAGCACTTAAAATAGATGATATAGCAAGTGCAGATGTAATATCAATAAAAGGATTTCAATTAGAATTTACACCAGGGGGAAGAAGATAAACTATGGCAGAATACGCAAGTAGAATAAGTACATATACAACAGGAGATGTTATTGAAGCGTCACATACAAATGACGAATTCAATGCTATTCTTGCTGCATTTAATGCATCTACAGGTCATAAACATGACAATACAGCAGGAGGTGGATCTTATGTTCCTCTTGTAGCTGACTCAGATGCAAACAATAAAATTGCATCAGATGGTGCAAGTAATAGATTTGGGGTATTTGTAGAAGTAGGAGGCTCTCCTGTAGAACAATTTAGATTTCAAGACGGTGCTATAGTACCAGTTACAGATAATGATATTGATTTAGGAACTGCATCATTAGAATTTAAAGATGCCTACTTTGATGGTACAGTTAATTTAGATGAATTAGTAATTGGAACTGCTACATCTATTACAGATGTTGATACAGATTTAGCAAGTGTATCTGCAAGCCATGATACATTAGCTTCTGCTAAAGCTATTAAAGCATATGTTGATGCTTTATCTTATGTTAATGCATCTATTGCAACATTTTTAGGAACACCTAGTTCTGCTAATTTAGCAGCTGCAGTTACAGATGAAACAGGATCTGGTTTATTAGTATTTGGAACATCTCCAACATTAACAACTCCAGTTATTTCTTCAATTGTTAACACAGGTACATTAACATTACCAACTTCTACTGACACATTAGTTGGTCGTGCTACATCGGACACTCTTACAAATAAAATTTTAACCTTACCTGTAATTAGTTCTATTGTTAATACAGGCACATTAACACTTCCAACTTCAACAGATACTTTAGTAG